TAGGCGACATAGTAGATGCCTCGGAGAATCTAGTTCTTCCAATGTTAGTTACTTTCCAAAGCAAAATTAACAAAGTAAAGCTAGAAAATAATGTTGCTTATTTTGAAACTGCAACAATTCAAGAATTCACAGAAGGCCAATCCGTAATTATTACTGGCTGCGGAGCTCCTTTCAATGGCACTCACACAGTAACCGATGACGAGATTTCAGATTATGTATTTACAGTCGCAATCACCAATGCAGACATATTGGAAAAAAATATCATCCCAGCAGGAAACGCTGCGCTATCTGGATTATCGACCTATGTCGGAAACCCCAATGCTGAAGCTGCTATTCTGGCTATCTCCGTTGAAATCTTCCAATCCAGAACCGCCGCTGGTGGATCAATCGAAGGCGTAGATTTTGCAGTAACTCCTTACCGCCTATCTAAGAATTTACTTGCCAAGGTAACTGGCTTACTTGGCCCTTATCTTGATGTAGAGACGATGGTTGGTTAATGCCATCAACAATTGCCACAGATGTTAGAGGCGCTATAAAGACTGCGCTTGCTGGCGTAGCTGCCAACATTTACGACTCAGTTCCTGAAGCGCCTATTGTCCCAGCAATTATTGTCATTCCAGACTCGCCCTATATGGAGCTTGAAGTCTTGGGAAAAGCCACAACTAGAGTTAAATTAAATTACACCATCACCGCTTGCGTTGCGTATTTCAGCAATGCCGCTGCTTTAGATAACTTAGAGCAAATGGTCATCAGTATTCTTGGAGCATTAAATGCGTCCAAGTATGAGTTATCAATAGTCGAAAGACCTTCGGTAACGGAAGTAGGAACTACTACCCTGCTAGTTTCAGATATACGCTTGAGCGTCCGCTACGAGCAAACCGCATAGGAGACCCAAATGCCAACAACAGTAATAACTGGGCGCGATGTGACATTCACACTCGATGCAGCATCGTATGACGCCCAGACAACTAGCGCAGTCCTAAGCTGCGACACAATTATCGAGACCTATCAAACCCTTGATGGTCGCGCTTATAAGTCCGTAGATAAGCAATGGACTTTTACACTTGAGCTACTTCAAGATTGGGGAGCTGCAAGCTCTTTATTTGAAGCGATGTGGGCTGATGCAGAATCTGCACCTAACACCACACTTGCAGTTTCATTTACAGCAGTAACTGGCGCAGTATTTGCTTTCAATGTATTGCCAATCTTCCCAACTGCTGGTGGAGCTGCTCCTGGAGCACTTACCGACACTTGGACGATGACAGTAATTGGAACACCAACAGAGACCTTCAGCTAAGAGATCGGAGCATCGGGAGCTATGAAAATTTCAATAACAATTAAATATAACTCGGGCGAGTCAGCAACTTATCAAGCTGGCTTGCCAGAGTGGGCTAAGTGGGAACGCAAGACAGGCAAGTCGATTTATTCAATGAAGGATATATCGGCTTACCAGCAAGCGGACTTCTTAGATCTTGCTTACTTTGCGTATAAGCGCGAAGCAGCTGGAAAGCCAACCAAGCCTCAAGAGATTTGGGAGCTAACAGTTGAAGAGATGACGATTGGAGATGAAAGCCCAAAAGTTACGAGCCCGGAAGCATCAACCGACTAATAGTCGAGATAGCGATAGCAACTGGGATACCGATGACTTACTGGACAGACATCGACCAAGTCCTAACGGCGATAGAGATATTAAAGGAGCGTAACGGTGGCAGATGAGTTACCAATCAGCTACGACAAGCGCGAGCTCCGCTCAATCATTACCGCTTTCAAAGCGATGGATGATGAAGCCGTTAGCCAAGCTAAACAAGAATCTAGCGCGCTGGCTACTTATGCAGCAAACGAAATCAAAGCCTATGCACTCACAAGGACATTTGGTCAAGAAGCAGTTAGAAGAATTGCAACAGGCGTTAAAGTCTCGGCCAGTTCCAAAATCGGAGAGTTCTCTTACGGCTTTGCAAGTCAGCGCTTTTCTGGTGGCGGTAGCACACAAAAACTCTGGGCGGGTTATGAATTTGGATCTAATCGCTTGCGTCAGTTCCCCAGAAGAACACCAAGCAAAGGTCGCGGAAACGCTGGCTACTTTATCTACCCAACCCTTCGTAAGATTCAGCCTGAATTGATTAAGAAATGGCAAGAAGCATTTTCCAAGATATTGAAAGAGTGGGATAAGTAATGGCTGGCAGTAGAACGCTCAAGCTCTCGATTCTTGCCGATGTCGATAATCTAAAAAAGAATCTCAATGCTGGCGAAAAAGAGGTTGAAGGCTTTGGCGGCAAATTAGAGAAGTTCGGCAAAGTTGCAGCAGCCGCTTTCGCAGCAGCAGCTGCAGCAGCAGCGGCTTATGCAGTCAAATTAGCAGTTGATGGCGTCAAGGCAGCTATTGAAGATGAGGCTGCCCAAAAGCGCTTAGCCAATGCCTTACAGAATGTAACTGGTGCAACCGAAACTCAAATAGCAGCAATTGAGAAACAAATATTGAAAACCTCATTAGCTACTGGCGTTGCAGATGATAAACTGAGACCAGCTCTCCAGCGTTTAGCAGTTGCTACGGGATCAGTCGAAAAATCTCAAGATTTATTAACCCTAGCCCTAGATATTTCTGCTGCTACTGGCAGAGATGTAGAAACCGTATCTAATGCTCTTGGCAAAGCTTACGAAGGCAATACAGCCGCTTTAGGCAGACTTGGTATTGGGTTATCTACAGCCGAAATAAAAACCCTTGGCTTAGAAGGAACTACTAAAAAACTAGCTGATACTTTCGGTGGAGCAGCTACAGTTCAAGCCAATACTTTTGAGGGCAGAATTGCCAGATTGAAAGTAACATTTGATGAAGCTAAAGAAAGTGTTGGAACAGCTTTATTACCTATCATTGAAAAGCTTTTGACTTTCATAACAGATACAGCTATTCCAGCATTTGAGCGCTTTAAGAAAAATGCTATTGATCCAGTTATTAAATCGGTCAAAGAAAATGAGGATACTTTTAGGGGATTATACAATTTTGCCAAGGAAACTTTAGTCCCATTCTTAGCTGGTGGTTTTGCAGATACTATTAAGATTATTGGTAAAGTTGCTTCTGGAATTGTGAGCGCAGTAGCTATTGCACTAAACGCTTTAGAGCCTATTATAAACGCAGCAATAACTGGCATAAATGCCGTCATTCGCGGATTGAATCTAATTAAATCTGGCCCTGATATTGCTACCATTCCAAAAGTTAATTTCAGCGGATCAACTTCAACTGGTTCTAACACAGTATCAGCGGCTTCATTGCCATTCGGAATTTCATCAACACCGAGCAGCGCATCTATTCCTACAGTTCCTAAAGTTTCAGCACCATCCCCTATCACAAGCACAACACCAAGAGTCACTCCATCAAGTGCAGTTCCAAGCGGTAACGCCATTCCTTCTGGCTTTAATGTCGCTGGCACAGTTGCAGCCAATAATGCTGGTGTCACTATAAATGTCAATGCCCCAAGCGCTATCGATGAAGAAGGATTTACTAGAGCAGTTATCTTGGCGCTTAATAACTCGACTAATCGCGGAACTACTGGCGCTGGTGATCTTAGGACTTCGGCTCAAATCTTATGACACTCTGGACTCCCGATTGGAAGATTTCAGTTAATGGTTCTGAATTAACCTCGGTTACTTTAAGCAACCTAAGTATTACCTCTGGCCGTCAAGATATTAACTCACCTACCCCAGCAGGTTACTGCTCGCTAGAAGTTATAAATACCGATGGCACTAATTATGATTTCAGTATTAACACCGCAGTAACTATTGAAGTCAAAGATACGACTGGCGCTTATGTCTCTATTTTTGGGGGTCGCATTTCAGACTTGAGGCAAATTGTCCGCAGCGCAGGATCTAGCGCAGTAATTACTAGCTTAAGAATTACGGCCATTGGAGCTTTGGCTAGAACGCAAAGAGCAATATTTAATGGCAACTTAGCGGAAGGTTTAGACGGCGCGCAGATTACAGATTTACTAGATGAACTATTGCTATCTAGTTGGAATGAATTGCCACCAGCCGAGACTTGGGCTACTTACAATGCTACGGAGAGCTGGGCGCAAGCTGGCAATATTGGCTTTGGGACAATTGATGCTGGCGAATATACGATGGTAAGCCGCCAGATTAGCGATAGCATTATTTACCCAATCATCAATCAAATCGCTAGCTCGGCCCTTGGTTATATGTATGAAGATGCCAACGGCAATATTAACTATGCTGATGCCAGTCATCGCCAAGATTATTTAATAGCCAATGGCTACACAGACTTAGACGCTTCTCACGCCATCGCTTCTGGCATCGGCGTAA